AGGCGTTCAGCCTCCAGCGTGAGCCGCTCCTTTGCAGCCTGGGCAACATCGACCGTCGCAGCCCCTACTCGCTTTTTTTTTCAGCCAGTTCGTCGGCACCGGCATCAGCCTGACCATCCCCGGATGTATCGCCGGTACCGGCGGTAGGATCCTGCTCAACCGTAGCTGAAGCATCATCAGTCCCGGCGGTGGCAGCAGTCAGGTTCAGTACCGACTTATCACCCGCCACCGCATCGGCAGCCGCTTTGTCGACTACAGCATCGGCCTTCTTCACATCTTTCTGCTCGGCCACTGGCTTTGCTTTGGGCGTCGAGCCTTCGGGAGCCGGAGCCTGCTTCGACGATACCGCCACCTTCGTCGGTGGAGGACCACTGACCTTGTTGATCTCAGCAACCACCTCAGTAACTACCTCATCCGTAGCCGCATCGAGCAGCACGGCTTCGTACGCACTCTGGGCCGCTTCATAAGCCGCCTGGCTCTCTTCCGTCTTGTACGAGTCGTGCTGAATTTTGGCCAGGTCAGCCGTCGCCTTCATTCGTTTTACATCTACCATTATTTCCCTTTGGCTTCCTCAGCCGGTTTAGGCTCTGCAACACTAACCACCTCCACGTACCGCCCAGGGTACTGAGCCGCTACCAGCTCGGCCTGCGCCACCGTCAAATTCCCCACCAGCACCTGCTCGTCGCCCAGCGAGAAAAACGTACCTGGGTCGCAAAACACCTTAATCTTCTTATTCATGTCTTTATCCGTTTTGATATACCTGTTACACCCAAAAAAAGAAGGCTCCTGCCCCAAAAGAGCAGGAGCCTTTACTGTATCATCGTTCGTTCAATGCCCTACAGAGCCACAATCCCCGGAATAACTACCGTCGTCGCCAGCGGCAGGTACCCGTGCATGTAGCCGTCCTGCTTCGCTTTCAGCGTCCACTCCCGGCGGTCGCCACCCTTCGCACCCGTGGTGTGCATGATCTCAAACTGCTGGCCAATGGCCACCGTCCCAACCACCACCCGCGTACCATCGGCCTGGGCTACTACGGCCACAACCTCCTGGTTCAGCAGCTTCTCGATAGCCGCCACCTGCTCCTTCGTGTAGCCCGCGATTTTTACCTCGATAGCCTGCTCCCAACTCTGGTATCCGACTGCACCCTTCATGGCCTCGTCCAGCTTCAGCGAATTATCCGAAACCTGCAACTCGACAAACGCACCCGCAATTACCACCGGAGGGCCAACCGAACCCACCGTCAGCGGAGGAGCCATTGTAATCTCACCCGCAGTAATGTCCGCTTCCTTTGGCCAGTCGGTCGAGAAACCATCCACCGGCGCAATGTATAGCCGACGGCCACCACCCGGGTTGGCCTTGCCCTGCGCGGGCCGGTTTATGGCCGTCAATGCTCCCAACGCCAGCCCAGTGCCATCCACCAGCGAATACCCCGTCACGGCCTGAAACCCGTAGGTCACCGCCGGAATCGTCGCTACTCCAGCCAAAACATTGCCGGTCGCTGTTGCCACCAGAGCCGCCAGCATCACCAGCGTCAATCCCATCAATACTCGTACACTTTTCATTTCGTATGCCCTCTCTGTTAAAAATCGTGATTGAATTATTCCTCTTATCCGCCCACAAACCCCTCCCTTTTCTGGGGAGGGGCAGGGGTGGGGTACCTACACTTTGTCGTTCAAAAACAACAGGTCCGGCGATGCGTAGTCGAAACCGACACTCACCCGAATACTGATCTCCCAGTGCTTCACCTGCTTCACGATGCTGATGCTGTAGGCACCCGGAGCTTCGTTGGCAATGAACTTCAGATTCTGCTTCGGCGTGATCACCATCGTGTCCTTACCCACCAGACCCGGATCGACCACGAACGAAATGTTGCTGTAGTCATCCAGCGTCGCGGGCTTATCGGCAGGCGATACGTGATAGCTGAACAAATCGCGCCGGTTGTGGCGGTACTTGTCATAGTTGCGCTGGCTGAGGTAATAGTTGAGCGGTACGTTCATCAAATCCTCCCGAACGCTCACCAACTGACCGGCCAGGCCGTTCACTTCTTCGTAAGCGTTGGCGTCCGTAATCGTGGCCGAAGCCGTAAATACGTGGCCGCTGGCAATGTCGCCCCCCGCAGCGCGGCCCGTCGTCAGCTTCTTCAGGAAACCGTCCGCAATGTTCTCGGCCCCAATCGGCGTCGGGTTATAGACACCCTTCCAGGTCGTCTTGGTCCGAATAAACTGAAAATGCACCGCAATGATCCGGCGGATGAAGAACAGCTCAAACGGCATGTCCCGCACCTCGGCTTCGCTGCGCGTCGGCTCCAGCATCCAGCCCAGATACGACCGGTAGGCCTTCTTGATGTCGTCGTAGGTGATCTTCAGGTCGATATCACCCTCCGTGAAACTCGCGTAGCGCGACTTCACCTTCACTGCCTCCTGCCCGGCAAACGTGTCGCTGGCCGCTTTGAAGGCGTCCAGAAACTCCGCGCTCACCAGCAAACCCCGGTCCCGGATAATCTCCGTCTCGAAGTCGTTCTGCAAAGCCGCCACCCCGTCCAGCACCGAGTTCACGATGACAATATTGCCACCCATGTTCTCAACTGTCCGCATCAGGTCCGGCCCAAAATTTGAAAAATCAATTACTGGTTCCATTCACTCGTTTCGTTAAAAGTTGCCCGTTAAAAATCCCCCTATTTGCCCGCGTTCCGCTTCCGAAACGTCTCCAGCGCACTGGCCGTAGCCGCGCTCAACCCATCGTTCTCGCCCGTTACCTGGCCCCGGGTTCCAGCATCCGCACCGGGCAGCGTCTTGCCCTTACCCACCTGCTTCTCGTACCAGGCTTTGTACTGGCTCGTCTCGGCCTTAGCCGCTGCCAGTTGCGTCGTCAGGTCCGTCACCGAGGCTTCAGCAGTCGTCACTTTCGCTTCCGCAGCCGTCGCCCGCGTCGTCATCGCCACCAGGTCAGCCTGCGCTTTGGTCAGGTCTGCCGCAGACACCACCGGCTCCGTCGTGCCTGCACCGGCTTCGATTTTCCCCGCTTCAGCACCGCCACTTTCGGTTCCGGCCTGTAGCTGCTGGTGGATCACCGCAGCCTCCTGCTCGGCCTTCGTCACATCGTCCTGGCTGGCATTCTCCAGAAAATGTTTACTCATTGTCGGGAACAGCTTCGCTAGAACGCTGCCCGTCACCGTATTTTTTAGCATCACTTGTATTGTTTAGAAAGTTGTATTACCCGGTTATACGCCCCGTTCAGATCGGCCATTCCGTCGATCATGCCGAGCCGTTTGGCATCCTTCGCGCCGTAGAGCTTGCCCGTGAAAATCTCGTCCGAGGTCAGCTTGCTGCCCCGGCCCGCCCGTACCGCGCCCTTAAATGACTTGTTGCAGACGTCCAGCATCCCCTGAATCTCGGCCCGTGTCGTATCGTCCAGCGGCTCCACACCATTGGCCTTTGCCTTATCCACCGAGCCGCTCGACCGGAATACCGTCACGTCGATGCCCGCCTTCTCGTAAGCCTTGCTGTAGTCGGAATAGAAGAGAATCGTGCCGATGCTGCCGATCTGAGCCGTTGGCCCCTGGCGCATCAGCACCTCGCTGCACTGGCTGGCCACGTAGTAGCCCGCGCTGGCGCAGTAGTTGGTCAGAGCCACCACCGGCTTTACGCCCATCACGGCCTGCACAGAAGCTGCAAACTCGTCCAGCGAGTCTACCGTCCCCCCGCCCGTGTTGAAGTCCAGAATAACGCCCTTCTTGGCGTCATTCTGGGCAATGCTGGCCAGCAAACTCATGATGAAGGTGTTACTAAACGTATTGTCCCACGTCCAGCCCCGCGCCATCATGCCCGTAATCGGGATCACCGGCACGTCGCTCTTGGCTCCCATGCTCAGCCGGTCAGCAAAGTAACTCTCGTAGCTAAAGCCACTGGCCGCAACCACCTGCGCCGGAACCGGCGGATGACCCGCCCACTCGCGGCCCAAAACCGCTGGCAGCGTGTCAATCAGCGACCCTTCAATGGCCTGCCGTACCGCCCGCTCGTGGGTTTTGTCAATGGCCCATACGCCCTGAAAATTGGTGAACATCGTCCCTCGCGGTCTATTACGCTACGAAGGTTCACCGCCATCTGTCAAGAGAAAAGGACGAAAAAAAGCCCGTCACCAACCGGCAACGGGCTTTTGGTACCCCACCTAAATTATATCAGTTCACCCACCAGCTCCGGCCAAACCACCGGCAGGCGTAGTAGAAACAATAATTTTTGAACCATCTCGTCGGCTCGGCCACGTTCAGCCGGTCCAGTAACTCCAGATCAGCCAGGTAACGCGCCCGCTTCGCGCCCAGCTCGGCCTCAAACAGCCGGTTGTCATACCAGTAGTCGTGCAGCAGACACGCCCGGTTCGAGCGGCCAATGGGCGGAAAAATCCCCCACAGCACCACCGGCACACTCGCAAAGTCAGTCACGTACCCGCGTGGCACCGTCACCGGCCCCAGAATGGTCGAGTACGTTACCGACCGCTCCAGCCGCCACCGGTCCGGCTTTGCGTCCTGTTCTAAGTAAGTGACCAGTATCTGCTCCATCTCAATCCCGGAAATTATTGTTGTTGAAGTTGCCTCGTTTGGCGTTCCGCTGAATCATGGCCCGGATCAACGAATGAAGCGGTGTACCGGCATCAATAGCCCCTTCCAGCCAGTCGAACTCACCAATGGCGTCCTTCGTATCGGCTTCCACCACGTCGCCTTTGCTGTTCACGAACTTGGTGTTGCTGCTGGTCATAAACGCCGAAAACGAACCGAGGTAAGGGTGCAGCTCCCCATCTTCGCCCAGGTGGTCCACCTGAATCAGAATGCTGGCCATCCGCCCAGCGTAGTCGATCCGGTCAATCCTGACCACCTTCACCTGCCGGGCCACGCCGGGGATGTCCGGGTGCGGCTCAATCTTCTCAATAATCATAGTTCGTTAGTTTACTTCTGCCACTTTTACGATAGTCCCATCGCTCAGGGTCAACTCCAGGTATCGGGTAGTCTTCAGCGTCAGCCCTGACCCTGTTTTTACGCCCGTAATCTTGAAGGCCATGTTGCCACTGCCCGCGCGGATAAAGCCATCCGCCTGAATGTTGCCTGAAACGTGCAGTGCCTCGGCAGGCGTATTCAGGCCAATACCAAACCGGCCAGCCTGAGTCATTATGGCAATCAGCACAGCATTGGCCCGGGCGAAAACCAACGAGCCAGTTTCTGCGCGAATAACCATGTCGGATGATGTCCCACCCCCGGCTTGTCCGTTGCCGATATACCCCGCATCGACAGTACCATTGCGATAGACGAGGTAGCTGCTGTACGCAACACTGCCGACCACCTCCAGCTTTTGAGAGGGCGTAGCCGTTCCAATACCAACCTTTCCGGTCCTGTACACATCATCGGCATTGCTGGCGGCTGGCAAAACGGTACCTACTTTGTTCCAGGCACCCACGTTGCCATTTATGGCACCCGTTACCCAGTCTACCAGCAGCTTCAGCACCGTCCGCACCACGCTCACTTTACCCTCGCGCCGGTTGTTGTCGGCGAGGTTCGCGTCTATCTGTCCCTTTATTACGTTAGGATCAACTGGCATAACTCTATGAATCGAAAGATAAGTCGAATGAATAATCGAAGGCGGCATCGGGAAAGAGTGTCGCCAGATCGGTGGTCTCCAGCCGCCAGGCCGGATGCGCTGACTTCCCCGTCAGGGTCAGCCCCAGCACGTTCTGCTCGGCCTGGCTCTGGGTCATCGTCAGCCGCAGGCCGTTGTCGGGTTCCCCACCCACCCAGCCCTGCCCGTTGCCATCCAGCCAGAACGCCACCCACCGCACCGCCTGGTGCCGGTACAGGTACTCCGTCAGCGCAGCCGAGGGTCTCGGCAAACTCAGCGTCAGGCTCAGACTATACGTCTTGCCCGCCCGGTCCAGCACGTCGGTCTGCTGCCACCGAGCCGTTCGCGTCGGTGGCAGCAGCTTCGTTACCAGCGCGTCAACCGCCACCAGCAACCCGCCCGCGCTCACCGTCATCGGCTGGTTCGGTACCGGCAGCAGAGACGGGTCCAGCACCGCCAGCACGTCCACGCACCGCAGCAGCCACACGCTCCTGACGTAGCCCGCATTGGCCACGCCCTGCACCCCGCCAAACCGCTGCTCGGTCACTGTCATGGGGCCAAAAGTAGCCCCACACAGCCCGGACCAAAAGGACGCCGTTTTGCCCCTGTTTTAGCCCGAATAAAATGCAAAAACCGCGCTGACAGCTAATCAGCGCGGTTTTAATACATTCAATGCCCGGACTTTTTACGCACAGGCCGGACCTCTCCGGTAAAAGCCGGACTTTTCAGGCCACAGCCGGACTTTTCAGGCGAATATTTTTTTCGTTTTCCCGCCCATTCCGGGCCAGATAGTCCCGATACACCTTCCGCATCGTCTCGAAGTCAACGTCCACGTCAGCCTCGATACCGTACCGGTCCAGAAAACTCCGCACGTACGGCCCGTAGGCACCGCCCGCCAGCTCATGCACTTTTCTGACCTCGCAGATGAGACTTCGCCGAAAAATCTCGTCTAACTGATGTACCAGGTCGGGCAGCTTGTCGGGCGGCACCTCGTAGCTCTTTTCCCGGCAGTAGTAGCTGATCGTGATGGTCGAACCCGTCGCCCGCACGTGGGCAATCGGAAACGGATACGAGCGCGAGACCAGATGGATCAGCTTCCCCAGCTCGCTCCACTTCTCCACCTGCACCTGCCCATTGGCCCCTTTGTACTCCCCCTCTATAAACTTGCGCAGGTACTTCGGCACCTGCAACGTCAGCCGTTTCAGCATATAAGTTGGTTATAAGTCGTGTAGTTACAGGGAGTGGTCGGGATGGGGCAACGGGTTAATATGGCGTTAAAAATAGCGTAAACCCGTCATATATCAAACCTGGTGCCTATCCCCCAAACGTACTCATCACCGCAATCAACTGGCTCAGCTGCCCGTTGGCATTGCTGCCCCACACCGCGCCCTGCACCCCGTCCGTGGCGTACTTCACCTGCCAGACGGCTCCTTCCACGGCGTTGATGCTGCCCTTCAGACTCCGCACCTCCACGCTCAGGCTGTCCACGCTGCGCGTTGTCCGGGTGGCCGAGGTTTCCAGCGCGTACTCCGTCCGGTTGCCCAGCCGGTCCAGGCTCCGCCCCGTGTCGCGGTTCAGGATCGAGAGGGCCAGCGTTACGGCATCACTCAGGTCGGTCAGGCTGGTCTCCGTCCGGGTGGCCGAGTCGTTCAGGCTCCGCTCCGTGGTGCGCTCCAGATTACTCAGGCTCCGCACCGCAGCGGTTTGCAGGTTGGTCAGACTCGTCACGGTCTTCAACGCCAGGCTGCTCAGAGCAAGCTGGTTGGTCAACGCCGAGCGGTTCGCCACCGTCACCAGCCGGTCGGTCTGATCGTCCAGGCGGGTCTCCAGCCTATCGGCCAGCTCCGCAAAGTCGGTTTTGTTCTGCCCGTAGAGTTTGTCCAGCCCCGCCACGATCCGCAGACCCACGCCGTTCAGCACGAGCTGGTTGGTCAGGCTCCCCAGGTTGATGGCCTGTACCGTCCGGATACCCTGATCCTGCATCATCCGTTGCAAATCCCGGTTCAGCGTCGTCAGACCCGTCCGCAGCTCTGCCACAATCTTCTCCGATCCGTTATCCTGCGCCACCTGGTTGCGTAGCATCGTCAGCACCAGATTTCGGTTCAGCGTATCCAGTGCCTCCCTGAGTTGCGTTCGCGTATCGGTCAGGCCGGTGAGGGTAGACAGCCTGAGTGCGTTTAGTCCCGCTGCCAGCTGCGTCGTCTGGTTGTTGGTAGCCGTTGCCTGGCTCTGCTGCATCCAGTTCAACGCCCACCGGATGTTGCTGTCCATGTTCTGAATGCTCAGTCGCTGGCCATCGCCCTGCTTCTGCACCTCCGCCTTAATGTCTTCGAGGGCTTTGAGCTGCTGCTGAAACTGCTTTTTACTCTCCTCATAATCCGCACTGGCCTGGCCAATTCCATCGACCCCAGAAGAGCCGCCCCCGCCCGATCCACCACCGTCATCCACGTAGCCACCCTCCTCAAACCGCCGTTTCGATTTACCCACAATTCCCCCGTACAGGAACATCGGTCGACTCCAGTTACCCGCATCGAACAGCCCGCCGTCCCGGAAACCCACCGGCATCCTGCCCAGGGCATCGCGGTCCACCGTAGCCGAGCGTCGGCCCGGTGTGCGGGCATTGGCAAACATCCGGTTAATAATCGGCAGGTTGGCCCGCGTCTGCTCCCGGCTAATGATGGCCTCACCACCCTCCATCTCGCCCCGCTCCCGGCCCGTTTGCCGGTCAATGATGGCCAGCCCGCTGCTGCCGTAACTACTGCCGTGTCGCGGCCCGTCCGGAATACCCCCCAGCGCAAACTGTGGCTGTGGCTGGCTCTTGATCTTGGCAATCTGGATGCCCGTCATCACCGCACTCAGGGCCGCAAAGACCAGGTTCACCGGCCATATACCACTCGCCAGCGCTTTGATCGTGGCCAGCGCACCGGCTATGAGTGCACTGGAAATGTCGGCCTTCTGCTGGGCTTTCCAGGCTTTGGTCTTTTCCTCGACCTCAATCTTTTTAGCCCTGGCATTCTCCTGCTCAATGGACCGGTTCAGTTCCTTCTGGTTCTGAATACGGCTCTGCTTTTCGGCTTCAACTTTCTTGAGTTTCTCCCGCTTCTCCCGCTCGGCCTCGTCAATCTTCTTATTGGCTTCATCCTTCGCCAGCGCAATCTTATCCTTGGCGTCCTGCTTGGCCCTGGCCAGAATTTCCTTAGCCGCTTTGTCGTCGCCCTTCTTCACAGCGTCGATGGCCTTCAGCTCTGCATCGCGCTGATCCTCGGCCAGCTCGGTCTTCGTTTTGGCCGTATCCTTCGCCAGGTCGATGGTCGTTTTGGCCGTGTCCTTCGCATTCTCGATCTTCAGCTTGGCTTCATCTTCGGCCTGCTTCTTGGTTTTATCGAACGCATCCTGTGCTTCTTTCAAGAGCGTTTTCCGGGTCTCCTGGTCAACGTCCTTGCGTTTGTTGATGGCCGCAATCTCGGCATCCCGCGTAGCTTCAGCCGCGTCGATCTTCTCGATCTTCTCGTTGTTGGCCGATTTGATGGCGGCTTTCTCGGTCTCCTGAGCCGATTTGATCGTCTCCTTCGCTTCCAGTTGGGCCGCATCAATCGCATCGTCAGCGGCCTGTTTTGCCGCGTCGGTCTTGCCCTCGGCATTCTCTTTGTAGCCCGCCAGCTGGTCGTCCAGCTTCCGCTTTTCCTCACTGCTGCTCAGTTGCCGGTACTGCTGCTCCAGGCTCGAAATGGTCTGCTGGGTCTGGCTCTTGATGCTCTGGATTTTGTCGTTGCTCTCCTGCGTGACCCGCTGCTTCTCGGCTTCAGCTGCATCCTGCCCGGCCTTCTCCACCGCAATCTGGTCATTTAGCAATCTGACCTTTTCATCACGCTCCCGCTGGGCTTCGGCAATGGCTTTGTCGGCTCTGGCCTTTGCCAGATTCGCCAGGAATTGAGCGGCTTCTTTGGCTATGGTTCCTATTGCCTCGGCAGCGGCTAAAGCGATCTTGGTCTTCTCGCTCATCACCTTTTTTTCGCCCTGCACCAGCGCGATGCCCTGCTCAACAAAGGCGTTCAGATCGCCCTTCAGCAGGGAACTGAACGCATCACTGGCACCCTTCCAAAACCCAATCCGCTTGTTAGTTGCATCCTGGGCAATCTTCGCCACCTCATCGGCGTGTTTCTTCTCGGCCAGCAGCCGCTCGTTGCCGTACCTGGCTTCGATGGCCGTAATCGCCCGGTCCAGTTGCTCTTTGTCGGTAATCTCCCTGGCAGCTTTGGCCCGCTCAGCCGCTTCCTCGGCGTTGAGTTTCGCCACCGTCGCATCGTACTGAATCGTGACGCGCTCCCTGTGGATCGCCACCAGCTTCACCGTGTTGCCCTTCGCCATCAACTCCTGCCAGTCCAGCAGGGCGTTGTGCGCCACCCGCTCGGCTTCGATGATGGTCTTCTCAGTCTCCAGCCGTTTCTTCTCCTCCTCCTCAGCCTTCTTACGCTTTTTCTCGGCAAACTCACCGGCCACCCGGGCAATGTCGGCCTGGAGGTTGGCGTCAAGTTGAGCAATCTGTTTGTTCTTGAGTTCGGTGCTCGCCAGCGTTTTCAGAATCGCTTCGGCTTCGGCATCGCGCTTGGCCATCAGCTTCACAAACTCCCGCTGCATCTCGTCCTTGATCGACTTGATGTGGTTCTCGGTCTCCAGTTTGGCCAGTTCCTCCAGGGCTTTGGCGTTGGCTTTATTGATTTCCTCTAAGTGCTTCTTCTCGTCAGCTTCAGCCTGTTTGCGGGCTTTCTCAGCTTCCTTGCGTCGCTGTTCGAGTGCCTTTTTCTGCTCAGCCGTAATACCGCCCTCCGTCTTCTTGGCCAGGTCGGTAGTGGCCGCAACCGCTTCGGTCATCACGTTTTTTGGTGCATCGGCAAACGCCTTTTTGTAGCCGTTGCCAATGTCCGTAAACGCTTTACTGAACGTCTCCTTAATCTTCAGGCCGTGCTGTTTGGTCTCCTCGAAGGCTTTACCGGCTCCGGCAAAATCACCTTGCAGAAACAACACCAGCCCTTTGGCTCCCGAACCCACCGCCTGGAATCCGGCCAGCAAGGCCACCAGCGAAGCCGTGAACAACCGCACCGGCACCAGCACCGTCTGGAACACCACCGACACCCCCTGCATTACCCCGCGTATCGTAATGGCTCCCGCGTTGAAGTTGGGAAAGATGGACCGGACAATTAACCCGAAAATATCGCCTACATCGCCTATGATGCCCGAAAACGCGTCCCATACGCCCGCGTTGACCTCCACGTTCTTGGCCATCTCCAGCAGAAAGTCGATGGCCTTCTTCACGTAGGGAGCCAGCTTCTCGCCCAGGCTGAGGGCATAGCCAGTGGCGATGGCCGTACCCCGCTTCCAGCTTTCCGACAGCGAATTCATGTTTGTCGCGGCCTGCTCATACGCCGTGTTGGTGCCGGTCATCGTCGTGGTCAGGGTGGCAATTTCCTTCCGTTGCGCCACCACCTGCTGGGCCACCACCACGTTTTCCAGCCCGAACCGCTTGGCCAGTTCTGCCGTGCTGAGGTTCTGCTTACCGAGATTTTCGAGTGCTTTGTCGAGACCAACCACTGCCGGGTTCGTCTCATTGGCTCCCGCCATCAGCTTGACCAGGATGTTGCGAAGACCCGTACCGGCCTGCTCTCCCTTAATGGCCTGGCCGCTGAGTTTCGCCAGAATCGCGTTCGTTTGCTCAAAACTCAGCCCCGCAGCGTTAGCCACCGAGCCTGATTGTTTCAGGGCCGTGCTGATGCCCGTAATCGAATCGGAGCCTTCCTTCACCCCCGCACTCAGCACGTTCACAAACCGGTTGGCACTCTCGGCACCTTTCCCAAACTGGTTCAGCGATTCGCCCACCACTTTGGCGGCATCGGCCAGGTCAATCTTGCCCGCTTTGCTCAGGATCACCGCTTCCTTCGTTACCGCAGCCAGGGCTTCCTTCTGCTTCAGGAGTTCGGGCTTGGCCGATCCCATCAACTCGTAGGCTTTGAGCATCTCGGCGGCAGTCATGCCGAACTGTGGCCCGGTTTCCTTCGCCTGTTTTTTGAGGTAATCCAGGTCTTTGCCAGTCAACCCCGTCACCGCACTCAGCGACTGAGCCGCGTCTTCAAAATCGGTAAACTTGCCGATCAGGGCCGTAAACCCCCCCACGATGAACTGAATGACCTGCAACGCCATGAATGCCTGAAACGCTTTGGTCATCACCCCCACCCCACCGCCAATACGACTCCATAGTCCCGGCTGGCCTAACCCGTCGCTTTCCTTTTTGATCTTCTCGACCTGGGTTCCTACATCCTTCAACTGCTTCTCAGCCGCAGCCAGGCGTTTGGCTGCGGCATTGAAATTGTCGGTACCGGCCACCGTCGCCTTCAGGTCGCGGTTAAGTTGGCCCACCAGCGTCTGCAACTGGCCGTAGGTCAGCTTCGTCAGGTCGGTTTCTTTCCGCACCTTGCTCAGCTCCACGTTGACCGCAGCGAGTTCAGCTTTGTACTTCTTCCACTCCTCCGAGCCTTTACCCGCGCCGGTCGTCTCGATCTCCTTCAGGGTCGATTTCAGGGTCTTGGCCTGGGTGTTGAGTTGGCCGAGTTCATTCTCGAAATCCCGCGTGTTGGCCCGCAGGGTGAGGGTTGCTTCCTCGTTTAAATTCACTGCCATCGGTATGGGATATTATGTCTGAGAAAAGAGGAGTCTTACGCCCCGCAGGGCCGTCAGGTTGGTGTCCAGGCTGAGGTCGCGGAAGAGGTTGGGCAGCACCTCGGTCAGCAGTGGATCGGCGTAAATGCCCCGGTAGCCCCGTTTCAGGTTCGGGTGCCGCTTAATATTCATTTTGATGGCCCAGGCAATACGCTCGATGGTGGCCGTCTCACTGGCCGGTTTCACGCCTTTCGGGTAGCCCGGCACGTAGGCAAACTTGCCCACGCCCACCGCTTCCACGAACTTTTCGATGGCCGCCAGTGGTGGCGTACGGCTGTAGTTCATAGAGCGCAAATCTTTAATGCGCGTATAGCCCACCATGCCCAGTTTGGCCTGCACGTAGCCGTTGCCCCGCTCGGCAGCGTACTGCCGGAAGCTGCCCAGCATCTCGCCCGTCAGCACAACGCCCTGACTGGAAATGCGCTGTTGAAACGCCACTTCTGCCCGCTGGGTGTAGGCTTCGAGGAGTTTCGCTACCTGCTCCTGACTGATAAAATCGACATCGGAATCTGCCATGCTACGAAAGTCCGTAGCCCACTCACCCCCCAAAAGGACATAAAGAAGCCCCACCGTGCAGGGTGGGGCGAAAAAAAGTAGCAAAAAAGCTACCAAATACTTGCTATTAAAGTAGCGAATAAGCTACCTTTGCAACGAATTAAAATACAACCCAATGACCCCAAAAGAATTCATCAGGAAGCTCGAAGCCGCCGGATGGGTTGAAGACCGGCAAAAAGGAAGCCACCGTATCTTCAAACATCCCACCATGAAGGACAACATCTCCTTACCCGATCACGGGAAAGACGACATTAAACCAGGACTGTTAAGCAAACTCATGAAGAAGGCCGGGCTGAAGTAAGCAATTGCCGGATCAGCCCGGCCCCTTCTGAGGGGTCAGAAGGAAGTGAATTAGTGCTACTACCATAATCAAACCAATGCAGACCATGACTCGATCCAAAACATTAACCATCACCATCGAGAAAGACGATGGCGATGAAATCTGGGGAAGCATTGACGCTCCCGGATTCCTCTACACTACCGCTGGTAGTACCGTCGAGGAGATCACCGCGAATCTTCGCGAACAAGTCGCCGACTTTTTGGCGCACGAAGGCAAGGCCATGCCCGAATGGGAAGGTATCAGCGAGAGCGATATCACCTACGACTACGAGTACGAATTGACCGCTTTGTTTCAGGTGTTTAGTGCCATCAAAATCAACTCCATTGCAGAGTTGGCTGGCATTAACAAGGGACTGGCCCGTCAGTATGCATCCGGTGTCAAGAGTGCCTCGGCACAACAGGCTAAAAAGATTGAGACGGCCATCCACCAGTTAGGTGAGCGTCTCATGCAGGTTTCAATCGCCTAAATAGGCAATCAAGAAGAGCCGAAAAATCGGACTGCCAAAACTACCTCACGATCATCCATCCCTATTAAAAGCCCGGCCATTGAGTGCCGGGCTTTTGCTTTGTCAATAATTCCAGGTCAGGCACTCCAGCTTCGTCTTGGTGCCTTTGCGCCTTCCATCCACGGCCACCAGCCGCTCGTGGTCTTCGGTGCGCCAGCCGTGCTTCTGGCGGTACTCCAGCAGCACCTCCTCCGGGTAGCTGCTC